GACTTGTCAGCAGGAATGAGTGAGAGGAATGACTGGACTGTGTTTACCTTGGCTGGAAGAGTGGATGACAAGGTTTATATCATTGATTATCGAAGGATGAGATCAATGGGGAATATTGAGAAGATAGAAGCTTTGTGTGAGTTATTAATGGAATGGAATCTATTAACAATGAATGATGACGGACAATATTTTCAAACTGATTCACCCGTAGTCGTATGGCCTGAAGTTGTTGCATATCAAAAGAGCTTTGAAGGAGATTTAAAACGAATATTATTTAACGAATGGCAGCTCTATAATTTAAGTGTCAGTCCGGTGAAAGGTTTTAGAGGAGATAAGCTTGCTCGCCTTAGAGGGATTATTGGTCTGTTCCAAGGTAAGAAAATTATTTTCAATAAATATCGTGATTTCAGCTACATGATCGACGAAGTAATTAACTTCGGACACGCCCCTCATGATGATTGTGCTGATTCACTTAACATAGTTGTACAAGGACTAATGAAAAGAGGGGGAGCACAAATCGAATGGAGATGACTCTATGAATCTTGCAGCAAATAGAAAAAGAGCTGTACTTGCTCCTTTGTTATTCGGTTCTCTTGGAGCTGGATTTGTTGATACAGTTGCTCACGACGAATTAGATTATGTCGTCGATAAATACAAGTCATGGGATAGTGAATATAAAAAGGTAGCTGATCAGTGGCCTAGGGTAGCCAGTGCTTACGATCATCTCGTAAGTCAAGGGCCATTCAGCATTATGGATGGTTACGGGATTTTAAATTTCTTAAAAGGGAGTAAAGCAGTAGATCTTAATTCCTTGACGAACGAAATGTTTCAGGAAGATCCCAGCTTACGCCACATGGCGGCTGCTACTGATATCAGTCAGAAATTAGGAGATGAAGAGAGGCTTGCAATTCAATATATATTCCAAAAAGAATTGGAACTGATGAGCCAAGAAAGGTTGGCTGAAATGATGGATCCAGAAGCTGATTACAGTTCTGGAAGAGTCGTAGCAGCAGCGGAAGCAGGAGAAGGCACATCACCTATTCCTGCATTAATAGGAGGCTTAACAGGAGGAACTGGAGCTGCCCTTGGTTACGCAGCAGGAAACTACTTAAGAAATCGTAGAACCGTATGAGCGCACCAACTTCCGAGAGATTTAAACAGATACTTCAAGCTGCACGGAAACGTGATGGCATGAGTGGCACTGACACAATGCTTGTCAATAGCCATTTAGCTCAGATGAAGCTTTTTATGCTTCGTCAAGGATTGGAATTCTTCCCCACTCAAGACACTTTCGGTTTCAGAAAGATGTTCTTGGCTCAGTTAGTCGAAGAGAATGAAATTGATACACGATTAGAAGGAATTGTTGATGACTTCTTAATTGACGGTAAAGGACTCTTTTACTTCAGACCTGTAGGCGATTCCTACAGAATTATGTGGTTTAGCAAAGATAATTATCGTGCTTATTATGATTCCTCATCACAGCTTGAGGAGATCGAATTAATTTATACCTTCTCTGTACGTTCAGGATTAGGAGGTTTAGCAACTCCAACCTCAGAGAATGGAAGTGAGAGATGGGTGAAACTACAAGTAAGGCGTGACACGATTAAAGAGTCAATAACGACTGAACGTCCGTCATTCGAACATGGGGTAGGCAATAGTTACTCTTGGAGTCCTAATCAAACAAGAACACTTACGAATAGTCTTGGTTTCATTCCAGCAGTTGAATCATTCAACACGATGAAATCAACTGGCATGGATTCATCAGGTGATTTCGACTGGTTGGCAGAACAAATAGTTTTACATGATGATCTTGTAAAAAATATTAGAACCAATATTCACTTCTTTGGTAATCCAACATTAGTTTCCAGCAGACCAAAGCATGATTTAGTTGAATCTGGAGATGGAGATCAATTACGTCCAACAATAAGTTCACAAGCTGGTTTCTATTCAACAAATAGACCATCTACAAGGTTGAGTGAGCCTAGTGGAGGTGGTGGTAGTGGAATGAAGGTTCCGAGAGTTATTGCAAACGTTGAGCCAACTGATAGGGCTGTTTACTTAACTCCAGATGCGGTTTCAGGAGATCAGAATTTATATGCAAGACAATACAGAGAAGAATTAAGAACAGCTCTTGGCGGTGTTGATGAATTAGGAATCAGCTCAGGAGCAACTGCTTATGAAATCAAGTCGTTATATGGACGTGCAGCTACAACCGCAACTCGTAGATGTAAGGGATTATTGACGTATGGATTGTGCAAATTATTTGGATTAATTATTTATCACGAAGAAAAAATCTTCCGAGATTCATTCGCAGCTTCTATAGGACTTGAGAAGCCTATGGTTCCTATTCAGGAAGAATTAGAGAATCCAGAAGAGTATCCATTATTGCTCGAAGCTTTTCAACAAGCACAAATTGCATTCGATACTGAGCTAGACAATAGAATCAGGGAAGCGGTACAAAATACCGAGCTTCCTCCCGGTGTTGTCGGTCTAATCCCCGACGGCAATAGAAAAGTAGAATGGAGGTGGAAGGGTCCAGTCTTTGAAGACGGAACCGAAGATATACTGAATTCAAGTATCGTTGTTCGCAACTTACAAGAACTCGGTGTAAACAGCATTGAAGCGTTGCGATATCTCTTCCCAGACAAAACGGATGAAGAGCGCAGTGCCATGTTGAGTGGTTATCCCTTCAGGATGGCCCAAGCAACACAACAAAGTATTGGTCAGTTCTTGTCGTTAATAAACGACATGAGAGCGACCCCACATCCGCAAGATCCAAGTCTGCCTTTACTTGCAGACCCACGATTGGACTTAACGCCTTATGTATATCGGGCACTCGAATTTTTATCAAAAGAATTGACTTATGCAGGACAGTATTCAGACGACTCAGCAGGTAGTGAACCAAGCACCCTCGATACCATCGAGCGAGCCCGTGCCACAGCAGGCTTACCAACCAACACAGGTCCAGAGCGACCAAGTTTCGTACCAGACTCCTTCGGCTCCACAGGCACCGACTCCACAGGTGGCGGCACCACAGGTTCAGGAGGCGAATCCATGGCAGGAGGCGTTCCACAGACTGAGCGACTCACTGAGCGCAACGCAGAACTCCCAACCGCAGGCAGCTTACTCAACTCCGACCCCACAACAGCCGGAGACAACCAGCTATCCTTCAGCGACACAGAGCTACCAAGCAGCTCCATCCGCTTCGGGGATGCAGACTTATCTGCCCCAAGCAACACCGGCGTACTCCCCGACCCAACAGGTGCAGGCGCAGAGCTCGAATCAGCAAGACAACGCAGTCAGTCAAGACGGGTATCTAGGAGCAGTAAGCGACGAAAGTCTTGAAGTAATTCAGCACTTCGGAGCAGAAGCACCAGCACTACTTAATAGATATGCATGCGTAGTTGAAGATGCATTAATAAATCAGGCTCAGGAGACAGCTAAGTCTTTACAACAGGTTGAGACACTTACTCAGTCAGTAGAAGGCGCTAAAAAGGTAGTTAAGGCAGCAGCAGAAGACAACGCTGCTTATCATGTCATGCTGACAAATCCTGACATGTTGTCAGAGTACGTCAACGACTTCTTTGGGCCAAACGGACCACATCCAGTAGAGCTACCTCAAGATCGTCTAGCTGCGGAAGTTGCAGCAAATGAAGCTCGCACTCAGCAAGCAACATTTACACCAACTCCACAAGTACCAGCACAGACTTCACAGGCAGCTCCAAAGCAGGAAGCAGCAAAGCAACCAACTTTCCAGCGTCCTCAGATGGATATGCCATCACCGGGAACACAAGCTACTAAGCAAGGTGACTTCTGGGCGGCATTCTCTAACTTGAGCGATAAGAACCCAGCAGCAGCATGGCAGGTATTAAGTCAAGCTTCTCCTGAGCAGCTAAGAAGTAAAGTGTTAGTGTCCGAAGAGTAGACTGTCACAGGGTTTTCCCTACTAAGATAGTTAAATAAATACTTACGTTTAAAGGATTAAATGTTTAAGACAGCGACATTGACCGCAGCTCTTTTGACTGCTGGCATGCCTGCTATGGCTGGTTTCTACGGAAACACTGAATTCAACAAAGCATATGTTGGTACAGATGCATGGGGATCTGCTATAGACCTCCATGTTGGATATGAAGGTAGTGCAAACGAAAAACTTGACTACTACGTTCAAGGCGGTCCAACAATCCTTTACCCAATCGATGGCGAAAGATCAACAGAGATCAGCGCTAAGGTTGGTGGTTCTTACGGATTAACAGAAAGACTTTCTGCTTATGGAGAGTTTGCTGGAATATCTAGCGAAGACACCGACAATACATATGGTTTAAAAGTAGGCGGTAAGTTTAGTTTTTAACTTTAAATAGAACATAAGCCACTGCTTAATTGCGGTGGTTTTTTATTGTCTACAATTAGAGAATGAGTTATTACGACAGACGATTTGCAGGAGGGGATGAGTCCTTCCTACAACCTTTCGCAGAGGCAATGGGAAGCATTCCATTTATTCCTTATCGTGAAGGTGCAGATCCATTAACAGAATTCCCTATAAGAAATATCAGAGGGACATCAGCAAGTTCATGGGGAAATTATGGTGATTTTATAAGAGGTAAACAAAGAGAATTAGATGTAATAGAACAGGAAGCTGGAGGAAGGTGGACGAGAGACCCTGTGGACCCAGTAGATCCTGTAGATCCTGTAGACCCAGTGGATCCAGTTGACCCAGTCGATCCAGTCGATCCGATTGATCCTGAGAAGAAAGCAGCGCAGGATAAATGGAGAAAGATTTTTGCTAATCACATAGAAGAAGGAAATAGGAAAGGTAGATCAGAAATAGACAGTATGGATTCGGCTGTTCGCTGGTCTAGAACAATGACTCCAGAAGAGAATAGAGAATATAAATGGGCTTTCGAGGATACAACAAATGCTCCTGACTGGAAGAAATGGGGAGGAGGCAACAAGATGGGCTCAGGGGGAGCAAAAATCAATGCCGATAGAACATCAGGAGAAAAAAGTGGCCCCGGACTAGGTTTCCATGTTGGTCAAGCGGTAAGGGGAGTAAAGGCAAGATTTAGCGATACTCAAGGCAGAGGTATTAAGACTGGTGCAGATGGTTATGGTTATAGCAATCACAGTAGAAAACATAGTTATAACACTCACGGAGTAGGAGAAAGAGGAGCGGCATTCTAATAACCTCTAGGAATTATTTACAATAAGGTCTGCTGGTAGACGTATCAGCATTCCCTAACCGAGACCATGGGATAAGTCTCTGTCATAACTAAATAAATATCGTACTTTTTACTTCGATGACTACATCATCATTAGGAAGCAAGAGCTTCTTAAAGGGGTGGGACGAGCTGACGACTTGGGTAACTTCAACAAACAATCGAATTTATGTCGGTTGGTTTGGAGTCCTAATGATTCCTTGTCTCCTTGCAGCAGTAAGTTGCTTTATCATTGCATTTATAGCTGCTCCGCCTGTTGATATCGACGGCATCCGTGAGCCAGTAGCTGGTTCATTTTTATATGGCAACAACATTATTTCTGGTGCTGTTGTACCTTCTAGTAACGCTATCGGCTTACACTTCTACCCCATATGGGAAGCGGCGACGTTAGACGAATGGCTTTATAACGGTGGTCCATATCAATTAGTTGTATTTCACTTTTTAATAGGAATATCTGCATACATGGGAAGACAGTGGGAGCTGTCATACCGTCTAGGCATGCGTCCTTGGATCTGTGTTGCTTATTCAGCACCAGTATCTGCTGCATTCGCTGTATTCCTTGTATATCCATTTGGTCAGGGATCATTCTCTGATGGAATGCCTTTAGGAATATCTGGAACATTTAATTTCATGTTCGTATTCCAAGCTGAGCACAATATCCTCATGCATCCATTCCACATGGCAGGTGTGGCAGGCATGTTTGGTGGTGCTTTGTTTAGTGCTATGCATGGTTCATTGGTTACATCTTCACTTATTCGTGAAACCACAGGTCTGACTTCTCAGAATTATGGTTACAAATTCGGACAAGAAGAAGAGACTTATAACATCGTTGCAGCACATGGATATTTTGGACGACTAATCTTCCAATACGCTTCATTTAATAACTCCAGAAGTCTTCACTTCTTCCTAGCAAGCTGGCCTGTTATATGTGTCTGGCTTACAAGTATGGGGATAAGTACCATGGCTTTCAACTTAAATGGCTTCAACTTTAATCAGTCTGTCGTAGACTATGAAGGTAAAGTCATCCCAACATGGGGAGACGTATTAAATAGAGCAAACCTCGGAATGGAAGTAATGCATGAGCGAAATGCTCATAACTTCCCATTAGATCTAGCTTCAATAGAATCTGATGCATCATATGATATTGCTTTAACAGCACCTTCAGTTGGTTAACCGAGAAGTTATCGCCCACCTTCATTGGTGGGCTACACCACATGAATCTTCCACCAGATCAACATATTAATTTAGATGCCGCTCGAATGAACGAGCAAGGACCGTCTACAACACAACAATCACAAGCCTTACAGCAATCCATACAATCCGAAGAAGTACGAGCTCAGACAACTAATGCAGGCAGTATCGCCAATATGCAAGAGATAGCGATGAGAGCCGCAGAGAGAGCACGTACAGAAGACTTGAAGGGCGCTCAGTTAGTTGATTACTATACAACTACACTTCAAGACGCAACGAATACAGGACAGCACAGGAGAGAGCTTGCAGATTTCACTGCTAAGTACCCAGAAGCTATTCGTAGACTTATTTCTTAAAATTAATAGTTAACATAATTAAATATCGACATTGACTAATGCGTCTAGCTGGCAATGGGTCAATTGGTGATGCCAGCGAATATTCTTCAGACGAGGATGATACAAGATTTGCTGGGGATGATCATTTCGATATATTTCTCGAAACTGTCGAAAATTTAAGATCCAAAGGATACAGTGAAGAAGGGGCTTTTAACGTTGCCGAAAGGATGACTCTCGGACAAGAGCCAATGGCTAAGAAGTCCAAACGTTTCGCAAAAATTTACGATGACTCACCCATTAACGATTGGGAAAGCAGCGACACTGATAGAAAGATTTGAAGGAATAGAAGTTGAATCATATTTAGACCCACAAGGAGTGCCAACTATTTGCACAGGTTTAACCAAGTACACGAATGGTGATCCAGTTCGTATGGGTGATGTATGTTTTGAAAGCATATGTACGGAATATACAAAAGAGCAAATAGAACGAGATATCCTACCTGAATTATCAAAAATTCCGGGTTGGGATAATCTTGGACCTAATCGCCAAGCAGCATTAATTAGCTTTGCTTGGAATATGTCTATTGATTTTTTCGAGAAATCAGAATTCGAGAATTTAAGAGAAGTATTAAAGGAAGGAGCGATACATCCAGAAGCGTATGAAGATGTTCCTTACATCCTTGGTCTATTCACAAAATCTTATGGAGAGCAATTGCCGGGATTGATGTACAGGAGAGAAATTGAATCTAATGAATGGAGGAAAGAATCAATCATACCAATACATTTAAAAGCTTCTCAAGAAACATACTTAAAGAAGGCTCCGATTAATCATTTTCAGTTATCAGAATCTGGAAAACAATTCGTTGAAGTTGATGAAGAATTATATGTTTCACGAATAGAGGAAATACCAAGAGATAACCATAGTTGGATCACATTAGTAGGAAGTGGTGAAAAGTGGATCATCAATCAGACTCATTGGAGAGAAAGTATTGCTAACAACTTCATCATCAAAAAAGAAGAGAAAGTGAATTGGCATGTATTAGAAGATCGAGTAGGTAAGTACGCCACCGTAGGAGAGATATTGCAATACGATCCTCGACGTGCCCCTCTAGAAGGCAGTGAAGACGAAATCAACCTATTACGACTTGTAGAACAATTCGACAGCATTAGAGAGGCTTGGGGGGCTCCTATAGGAATACTTGGTGCATATAGACCAGAGGAGAAGGTAAAAGATAATTATCACTCCAAAGGAATGGCTCTTGATATATATCCAGTGCAAGATGACTTGGTTGAGTTCAGTCGATGGTTATCAAGAAGATGGACAGGAGGTTTCCTTCCCAATAAAGGGAAAAATTATTTGCATATTGACATCAGAAAGAATGGTGCTTTTTACACCAGACCTCAACAGTCTTTAAAATCTTTCGCTATTTGAGAACCCACTTTCGATCCTTGATCCATTCCGAGCATGGTGGCAGCACCAGCAAGAAATGGTCCTAGTACTGGCACTCCGGCGAGTGTAGGCGCAGCAGCCGTTCCAACTGCGGAACCGACGAGTCGGCCCTGCATCTTCCCAGCAGCTCCTGCTTCAATGCACTCGGCTTGTTTTGCCGTGAGTTCGGGACTGCGAATTGATGATTGATTAAATTCATCTCCAACAGGCGATTGTTTGAGTATGTAAGTCTCTGATTTCCCTTTCCTAAATACGCCAGCAGGCTTTTCTATTGTTCTTAGCTCCTCTACTATTTTAGGATCATGCATCCGATGCTTGATGTTATAAGACTGAGCTTTATCAGACTTAAAGACATCAATGCTGTAGGAAGAATATTGACTTACAGGTAAATTAAATTTCGGTAATCCACTCTGGTTACGCCCCAGCAAAGATATTGCTAATACATTGGAAGCTCCGAAAGCTAATCCAACTCCGACGAGGAGCCATCTCTGCTGGGACATAATTTAGATCACTTTAATTGCCATAGCTCCTTGGTTGAACTGAACAGTATCACCAAGTTGAACGTCAACAGACGTTGTAAGCTCTCCAGATGCTAGGAAGTTACCTGCCGTAGCTGCGTCCCAAATGCCAAAATGGGTGACAGTTGTTGGAGAGGAGTTTTGAGCACTTGTCGTAATTTGAGAGACAATTGCGTTTGTAATCTGATATCCACCACCTGATGCTGAACTAACAGTACTGAATGAAGTACTTGCAATTGATGTTCGAGTACCAGAACCTTTAATAGAACTTGTTACATCGTTATTAGATCCAGCAACACCGGGATCTGCTGTATGCACTGAGACATATACGTTTGTGAGTGCATTAGGGAACGAAGAATTCTTTATCCAACCAAGAATCTTATTTGCAAGATACGAGGAAAATGCCATGCGAACTTCTACTTACTACTAGGGTTTTCTGTAGCTCTTACTTGTATTTTTAGAGGGTCTAATTAGTACCCACCACCATACGGAGCTGTACTAGTAAGCGTAGCCATATTTGCACTTGAACCGCTGATGGTTCCACTTACTCTCCAATACATTTTAAGTCTTCCATAAGGAACCATTCGTCCAATGATTGTTCCTTTCATTATTGTCAGGGTACCAGTCGATTCAGAAGTACCTAGAGCTGTACCACTGATTTCGTCTAGTTGGCTTAAAGGAGTCAGGGTAAGACCATTCTCATTCACTCCTGAAGCTGTACCAAATAGCTTGACCAGACCAATACGACCAGTTAGCTCATTACGTCCAGTAGCCGTTCCATCTAGCAGTAGATAACGAATGACTTGAAGACTTACGCTAAATGGCAATGCCTGCCACTGAGAGTTGCAAACAGTTAGGTAGTAAGTTCCTTTCGGTAGTTGTAAGTTGCTTTCTAAAACATCAGTATTAATAATTTCATTTTTGCAAGCAAAGCCATCTGGCTGGATCCTTATTTGATCTAAATGTTCGTTGAGCAATCCAAAAGATATATATTGATCTTCGTATTTGTTCAGTGAATTTTTAATAGCTCTTAAATCAGACTCTCCCGATGTGGTGACTTTGAAGTAAAGAGTATTCGTACCGACTTCAGACCCAACAGATCCTGTTAATGTTGTGTTCAGATTAAAGACTATACCAAGGTTCTTGGCTTTTGCAGGAGTATTATATTTGACATGTTCAGGTCTTAAGAATGAAGGTGATGATTTATCACTGCCCCCATAAGACTCTTTGATTTTGTTTATAGAGCCTGTTAAAGAAGTCATAAGGATTAGCACTCATATAACCGACACTCCTCATCCGACGGATTTTCTTCGCAATACTCTAAGTATCGTCGTCGTTGTGGAGAGAGGATTGGTGAGTCTAGGTCGTCTTGGTCAAGAGAGTCGCTCATTCAACATGGGAACCCTTGTATAGACGTATTTTAGTAATTCTTATGAGTCAGGAGCCCTACACGTTGGGATACGCCTAGGGATCAGTTTAAAGTTCTAAGAAACTACAAAAATTAGAACTCCTAACCCATGCAACCCCTGACGTAGTTCTTCTTCGGGGCAAGCTTAATCTATCTGAATTTTGATAGTTGTGGCCTAAGTTTCTTTTTCATATTGATGTGAATCAAAGGTCTGATCAAATTAAACAGCTCATGTAATGCATCTTTCTTGAAACTGAGCTGGATGATCGTTAGATGGTTTCGATGAATTTTGGCTGGAATACTTAAATCGTTAAACCATGATTCCAAAGCTTCGTATTCCCTTTCTGAATATTTACCCCTAATAGAACCCTTCTTTCCAGTAATTCTTCCTTGATCAATCCATAATGCAGCAGCTCCTTTTAATCCAGTCGTATTCAAGACCTCTCTGGATATCATTCGCTTGTCTCTGGGATATAACAGTTCATAAGCTCGCCAAAGCATATCCCCTTGAAACCTGAATCGTTCCATATCGTAGAAACCATCAGTTGGCACACGATCCCAAACGTAATCAACAGGTCCATCGTGATACTGACGTAATTTCCTGAGTTGATGATCTAAATAAGTTCGATCAATTTCTAATCTTTTAATTTCAAGCCATGGCCTTCTCCTTCTCCCCTTCAGGCTTATTGATCCCTTTCCCAAGCTGTAACTCAGTGCGTGAGCTACGAATTGAGCTGACATCCCATGACTCCTTGTTGAAGAGGTGTATTCGACTTTTTGGTGCGTAATGCTTTAAAACTTCTCTGATCTTTTGAGACTGTTCAGGATCGAAGAAGATTCGAGGTCTTACATATGCCTCATCGATTGATCCATCTGCTCCTGTCAGCATGGTTAGCCAGCCACAGATAAGTTGAGCCTCCTCAAAGGTTGAGCCAACCCTTCCAAGCAAAACAGACCCATCTTTCATCGGTTTATTACCTTCAGCCCATAACCACGCAGCAGCTTGAGCACCAAGCAAATCAAGCGTAGTTTTCGTTAATTGCTTTTCTCCTATTGGATAAAGGAGATTGTAAACAGGACGCAATTTGTTGGTTGAGACCCTAAATCTTAGTATTTGGGTTGATTTACCACTATTACGAGGCTTAGTTTTATAGGGAACAATTTTGGCCCTCGTGAAAATAAATTGCTTAAATTCGTCAACTTTTTCTTCTAAAAATGCAGACTCAGTTGCACCGGCTGTGAGAGTTAATTGGATATAACCTCCGCTAGGAGTGCGATATGGGACAAGACTCCCATCTCCAACCAGTAATCCTAAGAGCCCCCTTACATCAGCGGCATCCAAAAGTTTTACCCTATGAGATGTATTTATGATATAGACAACACACTGTAGGTGTGTATTTGTTCCCTATAAGTTTCGGAGTTATAAATCCCAATGTGGATTGATAATGATTTTCCAAAACTGTTAGGAGCCGAACTCTACCGTCCTCATCCCGGTTATATCATCGAGATGGCTGTAGAGCCTGTAGTGGTACACGATTTTTCAAAACAGCCCGGACAAACCGTGCAGTTGGATCGTTATCGCTTCTGGGGAAATCCCGGTAATAAGGATTCAAGAGAGCGTACTGCTGATCAAACTCTTGGAACGGCTTCAAGCAGAAATATTGTTAAAGACAAGGTATTAGTAAACCTTAAAGAGTACACAGGTCCAGCGGATCCAACAGATGCTACTTCTCCTTCAACCTTTAAGGTTGCTCGTGAGACATTGCTTACAGCACAGCGTCTTTTATTGGATACTGGTAACCTCAACGTTTTTCATCAGTCAATCGGTTCGTTGACCCTTTTGGATGATTACAGACGTTGGAGAGACAGAGTATTCGCAGACGAGCTATTCAAGGCAGAAGCAAACGGCAACTCTTCATCTAGCACTGGTGGTTATTACTATCCCGGTGGTGATGCAAAGGCTGCTGCTGCTCCTTTCTTCACATATGGTGTAGGTGTCTCAGCTAAGTTCGACGTAAAGACTGACTTACTGCAAGTTGTAAAAGACATGCGTAAGCGTAACGTTCCAACTTTTAGCGACGGCTACTACAGATGTATTGCTGATCCAACAGCAATGATGCATCTTCGTCAGAACGACGCATTTAGAGAGATTGCACGTTATGCAGGCAACGGCATGGTTAATCCTATGTCTCCTGAGCAAGCTCCTAACGCCAACTTCTTCCAAGGAATGGGACCAGCTTACGGTCAAGCTGGATTCGTTGCTGGACAACCAGTGATGCCAAGCGGCTTCCTCTTTGAGGGAGTAAGATGGTTCGAATCAACCAACCTTCCAGAGAAATCTATCAGTGCAAGCATCGCTGCTGCACCGGGTGGAGCTGGAGCTGCGACATATACAGCAGCGCCAATGTTGTTCTTTGGACCACAGGCAGTTGGTGTTGGTATTGGTGGCAACAATGCCCAGATATTATTAAACAATAATGATGACTTTTCACGGTTTATCATTATGATCTGGTCACTGTTTGCAGGTTTTGAAATCCTTAATAAGGACTTCATTACTGTTGCTTACTCATTCGTATATTGAGGAGGTAACTAATAACAATGGCAAAGAAAATTTTTCCGGGTAACTGGGTCACAACCCTTTCGAGTTACCAAGGTCAGCCAGTTGTGGCTGTTCCCGGTAGACAGTACTACCAAAAGATAGGTTATGCACTCGTTAACGCCACTGGTGGTACCGAATTTGATGTAACCATACCTAGTCCAGATATGCGTGGCGACGATAAAGTTCGTGCGAATATCACAGGTTTAACTCTTCCAGCAGGCGCAAACGTGTATCACGTTGGTGTTCGTGTTCCTGACCTTCGTAAGGACAGAGCAGTTGGATCAGCAACTTCTGGACTTGTAGGTACCACTGGCGACACAATCGCAGTGAAAGACGCAGCAGCTTCAGCCGCTGGCACTATCTCAACTACTGTGGTTTCTACACCAACAGTTGCTGTAGCTGGTGGCACAATTGCTCCTACTTCTGCGAAGAAAGGAGTTGTTGAAGCTAAGACACTTGCTGGAGCAGAGACTCTTAAGGTCTATGTAAGAAACGCAGCAGGAAATGCGGCTGGTTCAGCTCTTTCCTCTTCGGAAGCAGGTGGCACACCAATCATCGTCGAAGTAGCTTATTTCGTCGAAGATGATGTAGCTGGTTTAGATAGCACATTTATTCCTTACATCACAGAGACCTAAATCTATAGGTTTCTCACTACAATAAGGGCATCTCAATTTGGGGTGCCCTTTTTTAATTTATGGCGTTATATCAAAATACAAAGAACGGTCAAGTTGTCGAGTTCATTGGACATCACGATAAGGACTGGGCTATGGTCAAGAACGCAACAGGTGTCGTAGCTTATGTTGCATTGGATGATTTAGTTTCTTACGAAGTAGGGAAAGGTAAAACTAATCAGAAGATTGAACCACAATCGGCTGAGAAAGAAATAGATGAGGATAAGATTCCTGAGTCTGTTATACCGCTTGACGCTCGTTTAAATCTGAATGTAGCTACAGCAGAATCAATAGCTAAGCAAGTCAAAGGGATTGGATACGCTACTGCTAAGAAAATCCTAGAGCTAAGACTTTCACTGCCCGGAGAAAGATTTAAGAATTTAGATCAACTCAGAAAGATCGGCAGAGTTGACTGGGATGAGGTATTCAAAGAAGACTTAATCTACATCAGTTAAAAAGCCTAGAATAAAGCGAAAGTCGCCTTGTATAGAGATTGGAGCTAAACGACTACGAAAAAAGCCGTACTAGGTTCCATCTCGGCTATAACACTGGAGCAAATCTACCTGCTGGTGATATTGCTCGCCTAGAAGAGGCGATGGCTCGTGTTCCTGATAGTTATTTTTACGACAGGATTATTGAGCATTTGAATCGTTGCGATAAGGCTTACAGATTATCTCAGGTATTTAAGTCTGAGACATCTCCGCAGCCAAATATGGTTCAGAGCATATCAGGGGATACGACAAGGCAAATCTTGCAGTCGGATCCTATTAAGGCTGATAAAACATATCGAGAGATTTATCTAAGAGAAGTTGATCGACTTGCTGAAACATTGTATGTCGCAAACTATCGCAGAGATGAAGTCAGAAGATATGCATTTGATCGTTCAGGTTCTGAATTCATCATGGCTATTAAAGGGCCAGCGGATACAGCCGTAGGAACGAGAATAACTCAAGCTATTGGATCACAAAACTGGAGGTAGTAATTCCTAATGACAAAATTTAATCCAAGAGATTGGTACCAAAAGAGAGGATCAGAAGAAATGGTAGGTGGAGAAGAAGCTCCTGAGCAACAAGTAAGTAATGAAGCACCAACTACAAATCCCAGTGCGGATAGAGAGAGAAATAATTTCTCAAATGAAATAGCTTTGCTGCAACAACACAGTCGTAATGAAGGTCAGCCGACTCCAAACATAGCCGATGATTTTTATCGAAGTCTTCAAATAGGTAATGATTTTGGTATCCAAGGAAAAGATGCAGCACAAGAGCAGGCTGAAGTATCAGGAATGTATCCGGGTGTAGAGCAGCTTGGAGAAGGATCTGAAATCGAATTTGCCGAGTCCTTAACTAATGCAGATCAGAACAGAAGTACAGCTTTCACAGAAAATGCAATAGCTGCTTTAGCTCAGTCTTCCAAGACAGGAGAAGAAGCTTTTGATCCTATGCAGCCAAAAATAGGAACACCAACACCCGGAGTTGAGATCTCTCAGGTAGGAGGCCAACCCGGAAATGTATCTAATAGTCAAGATCTTTTATTACAGCAGCACAAAGGGAGAGTACCTAGCAAGCTTGCTGAGATTCTTGGTGGAGGCGATTTCGCATGACCAAGAAAACTGACCCAATGAAATACAAAGAAGGTCATAAAAGAACCTTCAGACCAAACGAATGGTACATTGACAAATTAAAAGAAAGTCAAGCCAATAATCTATTTAGAAGCTCCAAGGGTGGTGTTCCTAATAATCCAGAGAATGCACGATCATTCGTACCAATACCATCACCGATAGATCCTTCTGGCTCGATGCAAGGAGATCAAGTCGTCAGAAGAAATCCATATGGAGATGGAGAACAAATCGTAAACAGTGAAACACCAATACTGACAAAACCTAATCAACGTGGTTCATCTTTTGACCCACCCCCAGTACCTGTAGAAAAAGCAGGGGTAGTGAAGAAGGAGGATCCTAAAGCGAATAGAAAAGGAATGAGTACAAAAATTGGTCTAATGAATTCAGGCCCACTAAGAGATATCTCAATCTTGTAGTTATCTAATTTAAGTAAACTTTAAAAAGATAGGTAATTAAATGGCAACGAGTAGTTCAAACAAAATGCCGCTTTTGGTCGATAGACCATTACATTCTTTCGCAACGCTTGGAGGAACGTCGGCATTAACAGATTCAACTAATCTGAATACACCATCACCAGCAGGATGTGTATTACTAGTTGATTGCTCAGCAAATGATGGAGCAGTGATTGATAGTCTGTCTATTATTGCGAACGAGGCGACTTTAACAGCGTCGAATGTTCTTGTATTTCTAAGTACTGCGACGACGGCAACATCGGTTACGACAGCAAATACAGCCTACGTATGTGGTGCAGCTATAGCAAGTACATCAAAGGGAGACAGAACTAATATCTCATTACCAGCTTTAAGTGTTCCTGTTCCTAACCTTGGTGGTGACGCAACAGTATCCGAATTAGACAAGAAAAATACAGGCTTATATGTTCCTTCTGGAGCATTGATTTATGTGGGTGTAGATACGGTAATCAGTTCTCCAAGCGCAAACTCAAGAGTTCATTTATTTGCCCAAGGCGGCTTCTTTTAAACCATGCCTTCACTTGCTAGTACAAGCGCATACCTAGATCAGCTTTATAAAGACAAGTTTGGTAGACAGCCAGACGCAGAAGGGAAAGCGTATTGGCAAGGTCAAATAGATTCAGGTAAGGCAACTGCTGCAAGTGTCGCAGCAGCTTTCGACGCATCATCAGAAGCTAAAGATCGTGTATCTAAAGGAGTAGCTCAGGGTGTAGCTGATACAGCATCATTTGAAGCGGCAAAGGCAGCTAATGCAGCGAAAGCACCAGCACCTGCACCTGCACCTGCACCTGCACCTTCTCCAGCACCAGCCCCATATAACGCAGCAGAGGCATATAACAATACAGTTAACTCAACAGTTGCAGCGTTTAATGCGCCAGCACCTGCACCAAGTCCAGCTCCAGCTCCAGCACCTTCTCCAGCTCCAGCACCGGATGATGACGATGGCCCTGTCTACACTCTCCCTTATATAGATCCAGAGAGTGAGCAAGGTAAAAGACTGGCTATCAATGATATCTATAGAGATGTCTTAGAACGAAATAGTGATGAAGGTGGAGAAGATTATTGGTATAAGGAACTGGAATCAGGCAGGCAAACTCTTGATGATATTAGATCTAACATCGAAGCATCAAGTGAAAAAGATAAGTTAGCGGACAATAAAGCATTTATTGAACAGCAATATAACCAAGGATTAGATAGAGGTACTGGAGACAATATCGATGATGCTGCTGATCCTTATGGCGGTGGAATGGGATATTGGCTCAAAGATTTAGCTACTGGTCAATCTCGTGATGACGTTGCAGCAAATATCCGTAGATCCGATGAGTTCTCTACACAAGCCAGCGATTACTTAGAAGGTCTGTACGAGAATATTCTTGAACGTGATCCTGATACTGAAGGATTGGATTACTGGAAACAGTCGTTAATCGATGGAACTCAAACAAGAGAAGACGTAGAAAACAACTTCAATATCAGTGACGAGAAATGGCTGGGTGATATCTATAAAAATGAATTAGGTAGGAATCTTGGGGAGGAAGGTAGGGACTATTGGTTGAATGATATAAACAACAAGGGACAATCTCGTGAAGATGTTTTAGCCAATATAAAACGATCTGATGAATACGCTTGTGCTCAAAGTGGTGGAACATGGGATGGAAGTAGTTGTACTCAGGCACCAACCGCATGTCCAGCAGGTCAGGTCAGGAATGCCAATGGGGATTGCGAGGATACAGATCTTCCTATCGTTTGCGGTGCAGGTCAACAGTTAAATAGTGCAGGAACTGGATGTATAGATATTCCTGAAATTCCAGATGATGAATGCCCAACGGGTCAAAGGAGGAATGCTGCTGGTAATTGCGAAACCGATCCCAATACTTTGCCATGTGGAGAAGGAGAAACCAGAGGAGCTGATGGCGTATGCCGACCAGTAGATACAACTCCAGCTCCTTGCCCATCAGGTCAAACAAGAAACGCTCAAGGACAGTGCGTAGGATCAGATGCTCCGGCTCCGGGTCCAGCTCCATGTCCTAATGGTCAAACAAGAAATCCAGATGGATCATGCCCAGAAGCTGGAACTTACATGGGAGAAGATCCACAGGACAAAATAGATACTGAGGGTAATGCACCCGGAACTTGGATGGGAAACCAAGAATCAGATGACGACTTCAATCGGCTATATAACGACAAGCAAGCAGAGATGGTCAGGCTATACGGTGGAGATGGTCAAGGAGGAACAGCATCTAATGATCGGTATGACCAATTAAAGTCTGATTACGACGATGCGAGAAGAGAAGCTGATTCATATATCAATGCAAATCGGGATGAAGAATTATCAAAACTAAGAAGAGGTATTACTGTCGGAGGATTCCCCGGAAGCAGACGTAATGATCTGAGGTCAGGAGGAACTGCTTATAGTGATCGGTCTAGAAAGAGAAGTCGTGTCACTGCTGGCCCAAGAGTCAAGAATGATCGACCATACGCAGCAAGAGGCGTTAGGGGTGGATATTCATCAGGAAGTACTTATTTCGATAACGCTAGTAGCTTTTAATAATGGGGAAAGGTCTAGGAACATTAGGCCATAAGGGGTTTAGCTTTAAACCTCTTAGTAAAGGTATCGGAAGTTCGAGGTCGAAAGGTTTATATCCAACAAAGACAGATGGAGCTGGTTTATATGGAACTGCACAGTTTCCTACGATTCTTGAGAATTACAATCGAATCAGTGATTACAAGCGTTGGCAGTTAGGACAGGCTTATTACTTTGGAACAGGTAGAAGCTGGGACGACTTATCTTTTTACAGCAACAGTAGATTCGTTACAGGAGCCGTTAGTGGTGTTTCGAAAGATATTGTCACGATGTTTCCCAGTGCAGACAGCCCTGAAGGAGCATGGTATGTAGGTCAAAGAACAAGAGGTAGCATCATCTTGCCTCAACCATTATCTGCAACTGCAATAACGACAAATACCTCGGACCCAGATCCAGCGAATCACACGTTGACTTACGACGTAAGTGGAATATTAACTCCAGCTCAGATTGGAATTTTTAATATTTTCATAGGGGAGCAATTTGAAGATACTGCTAGTGGACCTAACTATCCAGATGACGTTGTTGAAAAGCCAGAAGGTAGTGTTGCTCTAACATTGGTTGCAGCCAACTCAGGATCGATGACACTTGTTTTCGATCTTTCCAAGGCTTATGGAAGGGTGAAATTTAATAACACGATTTATTGGAAGAAACTAGATTACAGCCCCTCTAGTCCAAACATATGGGATACAAGCATCGGAAGACACCTATGTTCCTCCACTAAAATGTTTTGTTGCTGTCCTGATCATTTAGGCGGAGCATTAGCAAACCTTGAATTTCCAAAAGGTGAAGTTGATCAAGATATGTTCCCACTACCAAACGCTCAAAGAAATGTGAGATCTGCATGGGAAAGTCAGGGTGCAGGTTATTACAGGCAGTGGAGATCGCTCCCTAGGAGAATTGATGAAAGACGAGAATGCAAACATATGCATGCAATGAGATGGGAATGTGGCATTCCTTGGTATGAGCCAAGTGATGTGCCTACTCAATATTTCGGTACTGAGACTAGAGGGCTTCTCACAGATTCATCAATAGAGCAACAGTATGGAGATGATGTCTATGACTCATATAACGCAAAGCATCGAATTAACTACGACAGGTATGTCCTTGCATTAGCTGAAGTTGTCGGAATTGAATTATTCCCCGGCTCAGATGTACGAGATGGAATTAGATCAGATCAAAGACCGATGCTATGGAATGATGCTGATGAACCATTAGCAAGCTGGTGCAGACAAAACGATTGGTGGTGTAGAAGAGGAACCCAAGAAATCAGAATATTCAATAGTGCTACTCAACAATTTGAATCGACAGTGAATATTGGAGGCACCGATTATCCCATGATTGAGATAGTAAAAGAGGGATCAAATGGTGCGCCAATAATTGTTCCTTAGAACTTCTTAAAATAAAGAGATGACAGCATACCCAGAAAATACTGGTGGCATTATCGCTGCCATCAACGCATGCATATTTGCTGCTGGAGGGCAGATGGGAACGTATAACCACAACACTGGTGGAATCATTCAAGCCTTGATGGAATTGCAAACCGCAATTGCAGGGATGGGAGGAGGTTCAGCAGTTGAGATTGAATTAACAGCTTCAGAGAATTTAGCTACAGGTGATGTGGTTTATATCAATGCATCTGGAGAACTCGCAAAAGCAATCCATGATTCAACAAGAGATATAGCAACTGTTGCTGGAATGATGAAAGAAACAGTTGCAGCAACCGCATTAGGTAAATTAGTTTTTTCAGGAAAAATTGATGTATCTGGATGGGGAGCAGGAGCTTTAACACCCGGAGATAGATATTTTCTCAGCGGCAGTGGAGCCTTATCATCCACTCCACCAAGTACAGCAGGTGATTTTGTCACCCTTGTGGGAGAAGCATTAGACGCAAATACTCTTGCATTAAATATTGATACCCCTGTGTTATTGAGCTGATGGCAATTCGTAATCCTATTGTCTATGTAAATGGCTACCCACAAGAGTTAGCCACTAGTGATCGATTAAATGGAGTAGGAAAGAGTACAGTTTCTGCAACTGCTCCTTCTAACCCAGAAAATGGTGATCTTTGGTTAGATACAAACGGAGATATTTTAAAGATCTATAAAGGTGGGGCATGGACTGAGCCCACAGAAGATCTATCGACAGCAGTCGTTGCAGGCTCAGCACCAACTAGTCCTTCCAATGGATTACTCTGGTTTGACACGACTACAGATCAGTTAAAGGTATATGACGGATCTTCTAATAATTGGAAATTAGCAGAATCTCAAACATACATTGCAGGTTCAGCACCGAGTTCTCCTTTAGCAGGTGAGTTCTGGTGGGATACCTCTGAAGGAAGACTCAAGATTTATACAGGAAGTGCATGGGCATATGTAGGACATAAAACATTTACGGCAGCAACCGCACCTACTTCAGGAATGGTAGAAGGCGATTGGTGGTATGACTCAGTTTCTGGAGCCTTTAGTATGTATATAGCTGGCTCAATTAATGCTTGGACAACCGTTAGTAGCGGTGGTTCAGGAGGAGGCGGGTCTATTTCAGACATCCTTGCGTTTGGTTAATGGCATTATTTAAGAAATCTAGTCATCCCTTTGGTAATTCAGGTTATCCAAGTACAGGAGCAGTAAACATCTACACACAACCAGCTTCAAAAAGCAGTGTTGTTGTTGGTTTATCTGTTGTAAACACAAGTGATTTTGACCTTCCTTGTGACATATATCTGATTAAAGGCGGTGGAACTGCTAAACACTATTTTGCAAAAGATAGACGAGTTAAAGCAGGTGAGACCGTTCAGTTAATCGATAGTGGACAAAAGGTTGTACTAGAAGCTGATGCAACAAACGCAGATGGTGTTTGGGCTAATGCTTATACACATTTAGATGGAGCTAATCCACAAACCTTTAGCTGCTGGTTGTCTTATTACGAGGACGTTAACGCATGAGTCTTGATTCAATTCAACTACTCAAAGAGGTTGAAACTCCCGGCATTCAGGAATTTCCTGAGCCGTCTGGCAAGAATGCCTATGGCATTAAGTTCAATCAGTCAACAGGAGCACTTGATTTAATACGTCTCAGTGATGGCGATTTTATTAAACTTCCTGACGACAATATAATTAATGAAGAGGACTATACAGAAGTTGTGTGGTCAAATAAATTGCTCAATTTTAGTTGGGCTACATCACACCCCGGACATCTACAAGTTGAAATAGTATGAGCACCATTATTGATCTGGGTAAGTTACGCTTTCTCTGGAGAGGAGCATATTCTGCTGGTTCTAGTTATGAATTAAACGATGTTGTTGCCTACGGTGGTAACTCATACGTTTATATCAATACCCTTGCGTCATCAGGGAACCTTCCTGACAATACGACCTTTTGGTCGCAGATGTCTGATGGATTATCTCTAAAAGGAGACTGGGATGCCGGAACAACTTACACCATCGGTGACCTAGTTAACGTCAGTGGTATTGTTTATAAAAACAAGCAGACATCAACAAATAACGAACCTCCTAATGCAACGTATTGGGATGTCTTTATAGAAGGATTCAAATACAAAGGTACGTGGAGTAGTTCTACTGCATACAAGGTTAATGATGTAGCGATACAAAATGGTGTTAACTATATTTGTATTCAGAACCATACGAACCAAGACCCTCCGGCTGGAGCTTATTGGAATGTATTTGCAGAAGGTTTTAACGATACTGGAGACTGGAGCAACGCAACTGAATATCACGTTAATGACTTAGTTAACTTAAACGGCATTGTTTATAAATGTACCGCTGATAATACAAACCAAGAGCCGCCAAATGCGTCCTACTGGGTTCAGTTTGCTGCTGGTTTTAACTGGACTGGCGATTACAACGCAGCAACTGCTTATAAAATCAACGATATTACCAAAGTAAGTGGTATTCAATATCGTTGTAAATTAGCGTCAACAGGTAACGAGCCTCCAAATAATACTTATTGGGAAGAGTATGTACAAGGCTACAACCAGACAGGTGCTTGGTCTAACGCAACAAGCTACAAGCTGAATGATATAGCGACATTAAACGGTATTCAATATCGTGCTAAGGCTGCCCATTCAAACGTTGAGCCACCAAACTCAACCAATTGGGAGATTTGGGTTGAAGGTTTGAAATGGACTGGAGATTACAGTGGATCAACAGCCTATAAAATTAACGATTTAGCAAAGTTAAATGCAGATATTTATAGGTGCAAAGCTGCTGTAACAGGAACAGAACCACCAGATGCAACATATTGGGAGCTGTATTCACAAGCTTTATTTAATAAAGGAACTTGGACTGGATCAACAGCTTACAAAAAGAATGATGTTGTTCAGCATTTAGGACAGACATATCAAGCCACAAGTAGTCATA